TAAGATATGCCACAACGGTGGTTGACTTACCTGTCTGTCGTGGCAACTTTGCAATATTAAATCTATTATTGTGGAAGCGGCGAACCATGTCTTCCTGAAAATCATATAGATTGAATGGGACTAGACCCTCATCAAGAGATACGATCTTACAATAGTTTTTAGCAAAGTAGACAGGATCTGCTTTGCACTTTAGGTATTCCTTAATCTGCTCAGGTGTAAAGTTGATTGGTACACCAACTTTCTTTAGATTAGGGTTGCCAAGATAAATTTCATTCTGCTTTAATTTAGTCATTCCCATTTAGGCGGCGAATCAGGACACCTCATACCAGGTAGAAGTGTCTTCAGTGGCATAAAACAACCACATAATCTACATTGTTTTGTTGACGGTTTATAAAATTCACATTCTTCGCATATCTTAAGTTTTTCAGATGATGTCAACATAAATTAACAGTCCCACTTTCGTAATGATTTGTTGATCCTGCTATCTGGATCTCTTGCAGTTTTTTTACTTGTAAGTTTTTTCTTCATTCCACGCATCCGAGCACAGAAGGATTTTCTTCTGGGATTGCCCTTCTTCTTCGTTGGTGCTTTCAAGTCGCTGCCAGGGTTCTCCCTCTCGTAGGACTTCCTGCCCTTCTCGTTGAGTCCACCTTCTTTGTTCTGTCCTGCTTTCTTTGTCCATGCTGCCTCGTCAAGTTGTGTACAAAATTCTTTGAATGTTATCATCCGATAACTCCGATTGATGTTGCTGCAATGTCATTAACGTTGCTACCAACTTCTAAAGTATCTGTTTTATACTTTTCAATAATTTGATCTGCACTTGGGTGGCACAGAACGCTGCCTAAAACATCACCATCAGCATTTTTTAAAATAACTTCATGCGAATTTCCACTAGCATGATTGTGTTGAATTAAAACTCGATTAGCATTAGACACAGTGCTTGGTGTGTCTGACAATGCAGTAGACGCTGATTTTGGTTGAAGTACTCTTGCCATGGTTATAAAGCTTTGTATTTATTTATTATCTAATAAACCTTGCTTGATTAGTTTAGACAACTCTGCAGTTGATCCAACAAACAAAGCATTGTTATTAGTAACCTTTTGCTTGGACTTAGGACCTTCTTCAAGGTCTTGCATCTTTTGCTGAAGTGCCATTAGTTTCTCAGTAGCGTCAGAAACGCTCTTAACTAATTGTCCAGCGACTTCATATGCTCTAGGGTGGTCTGTGTTGTTGGCAACGTCTAAGATGCCTGAGAGCGCCTCCTGACCCTTCTCAATGACATCATAGAGTTGACCCCTAGAATAGTCGTAATCTTTTTTGATATCCTTATCGATATCAATAATACGCTCTGTTCTTTTCTTTGGTTTTGGTGCTGGTTCTGCAGGGACAATATCTGCCTCTACATTTAGTGCTTCTTCTATTCCGTCGTAGTTTTCGCTCATACGTCCTCAAAGAATCCAGATGTTTCGTTAAATCCAAAGTCATCACCAGATACAAGAAGTGCATCATCAAGTGCATCAACAACGTTGTCGTTGTTCTTATCTTCTTTTGCTTTAGGTGTAACAGTATATTTTCTATGCCTACTAGCAATATTGAGATCCGTAGTTGGATACTCTTTTGTAATCGCTTTCTTGATAAGACCAGTATCTGAAGTAGGACCGTAGATATATGTCTTCAAAGTAAATCTTAAAGTATATACAAGGGATCTTCTAGTCGAAAAATCTCCTTCATAGTTATCATCAAATGTAATGCTATTCAGAACAATTGGAATATCTCTTCTAATATTTGCCTCATCAACCAACTTCATACTAAGATTAAAAGATGGTTGGAAGAATGGAACAATCTGTTCTACAATCTGAAGACAATCATCTTGTGTCTTACTAAGAATATTTAATTCAAATTCTAGGTTGTATGGAACTGGAACATAGGTTTTCTTTAAACCATCGTTGTTCTCTTCAGTCAGACAATACTGAACTGGACTTTGTTTACGTGAAGGATCATATACCATCCCCGTCATTTCAAATGCCAAGCGAGGTAAGGTAATAGCATTTGCTCGACCAAGTTCAGGTTGCTCTGTTAAACGAGCAAGAAACTTTTCTCTGGGACCATACGCCAAAGGAACCTTCATCCTTTGGTATACTGTACCATCATCATGATACTTGCGAATTTCAATGTTATTAAATAAGGTGCCGAATCCTACGACACTCTTTCTCATAATTTGATTGTATTGATATGTACCTAGCATAATTAACTCCTATTGCCAAATTCTCCAAATGGGTTGATTTCTGTAAAGTCCAGAATGTCATCGCCTACAGTTTCAAACTCAATATTAGATGCATATGCATCTTTAATATCTAGTTCGTCGAAGCTAGAAATATTTATAGTAAATCCAGAATCTGATCCTGTTAATGTTTCTCCAATTTGGAATGTATTGTGATCTGCATTAGCAGTAAATGCTCTTAATTCAATGTAAGATTTTGATTCATTCCAATCATTGACCATTGCAGTGATTCCAGTTATTGATCCAGTAACCATTTCACCTAATGTAGGTTCACCATTTATACCAGTGTTAACATCATAGTAGTACTTAACAATGAATCCTTCATCTTCTTGACTTTCAAAGATGTCACCACCTGCAGTTTCATTTGCATATTCAAACAATTCACATTTTAATTGGAAGGTAAATAACTTACCAAACTGGTAAAATGGTACTTCATGTTCTACAAATTTAACTTCAAATAAATTAGAAGTTAGTGGAAAGTATATTAAATCACCCTCTTGAGGTCTAGTACCTACTAAAACATTTTCAGATCCAGCCATTTGAACAGCAATGAAATCTTCAAACATCTGCTTTGAGATTGTAAGAGTAATTTCATCTGTAGATCTGATACCAAATTTTGTCAGGATATCTCCAGCACCTTGGAATCCTTCATTGTTCTCCAAATATGCATATGTTAAAAATGCATCATCAAATTCAGAAACAACTGATTCATTTAAAATAGTATCTTGAGCGACAAGTTTTCTTGGAATATAAAGAATATCAAGACCAAACATTTTGACAAACTCATCTACCAACGATTGTTGCAGAATCTGTTCGTTTCTTGTACCGTGTCTAAAATAAGTATTCTTTGCCATCTTATCCGATCATGTCCATTGGTGGAAGTTCATACTTAGATGCCATCTCAGCTTCAATTGCTTCAATCTCAGCAACTGCATCATCATACAATTGCCTACCATTCATAGTAATACCGCCTGGCAATTGAGCACCTTGGAACTTAATTAAATTCTGCCCCCATTGCCTTTTAATTAAAGCAGTTGTATATCTTTTTAAGAATGGATCATTATATACTTGAGTGTAGTCCGTTGGATCTAAAACTCTCCAACAGTCAATGATAACATATGTACCCTCTTCTACAAAATCACTATCAGTATCAATATACAAACGATCCTGACGTTGATTAAATCTGAAAGGAATAAAACTACCATTGTTTAACACCATATCTAGTGTTTCTAGATATGATTTAACCATATAGTAACTCAGGATGTCAACAGATCCAAATTGATATAAGTCATTAAGAAACAGTTGATATTCTAGTCCAAATAAATTACTTCTAATATTACTACCCTTAATTCCAAATACTTTATTAATTCCAGTAATATGACCTGGGATAGGAATATAATTATTTCTTGCCAACCAATCAGTAGACCCAACACTAAGGGTCTCATCACTTCCTGTGAAACGTGTTTTATCATCAGCAGTGAACTGATGTTTCAGGAACATCCTTTCAGTGCCATTATAGTGACGCTCATTGAACATCTGAATAGCGTCATCAATTAGATCGTCAATCTGATCATCATCAACGTTAATTTCCAGAACTGGTTTGCCCAATCTACGCAAACAATACTCTTTTAGTTCTGCTCTACTTGCTGGTTGCGCCATATATACGCATAAAAAAAGTCCTCTAACTATTTAGCAGAGGACCATTTTATTAAGATACTACTTCTACTTCAGGAGAATCTGATGGAGATTCCTCAAGTTCTTCTCCATTATCAATCATTAATCCAAGAGTTTCTAATCCACCAACTAATTTTAATTTATATTCTCTTGCTTGAGTAAGTTGATTCTCAATATCTTTAATTTTAACGTCCAACTCTTCGAGTTGTTTTGTAAAATTTTCTTTTAGTTCTTCAGCTGTTTTCATTTTGTTCTGCAATTAGTGATGTAAGGTTTTCAATGATTCCTTGATATTTAAAATATTCTTCTTTTTTAGAATTAATTTGAGCATCAAGGTTTTTAACTGTTTCTACAATTTGTGCCTGTGCTTCTTGAGCTTGTGCAAGTTTTTCAGAAAGGTCCATTGTTATCAAAAAAGGATATAGACCTAATTATTTAGTCACCTAATTGAACAGCAGTTGGAGTGAGATCAGGGTTGCTAACCGAACATCCTCCTTTTAAAGTTGATTCATCACATCCATCTTCTGATTCCCAAGTACTTAAATCTTGGTGAAGTTTGTTTAGCATGTAAGTCATCTCTGCTTCATCATAAATATGGAATCTTTCTACAGGATTATCAACTGAAAGAAATTCTGTTTCTTTGTTAATCAATCTAACTCGTTTCCACTCTTCCCTTGCCTCTGCCCATGTAGAGTAAGGTGTAGAGAGTTCTTTTTCAAAAGATGTTCCATTCCACATCTTAAAATAATCTTTTTCTTGATCTTCGTATTCTACTGATACTACGAAATAAAATCCTTCGGGTAATGCCATGTTTCCTCCTTATCTTACAGGTAAACCCATCCACATGGGGTTTCTCATGTGGTGACCTTGGAATACAAATTCGTCAGCAGATCTATCATTAAGACGTAATGCAAATGGTTTATTGCATGAGTATACTGCAACAGTATCTGTTCCAGGTCCAATGTTAGAATATGTATACTGATTTCCTTCACCATAACCAGTTCCAGCAAATGGATCTCCATTAACAGTCACACTTCTATGAAGTCCCCATGAAGATCCACTCCAATACCAAATTTGGAATCTAGAATTTGGATATACAAACACTGCATTATATGGTAGTGGACCTCTAGGAACAATATAATAATTACTGAGCATAGAGAATGGAATGTGCATATCCATGTCTCCACCTGCAGCGTCTGCTAACTGCTCTCCCCACATTGGGTACTCTTCATGCCAGAAGGTATATCTATTGTTTCCACCATTTCTATAAGCTGATCCTTGTGTTACTCCACTAAGATTTTGAGCACGCTCTAAAACTGATGATGTAGTAACGGTCGCATTTGCAACGTTACCTCCATATGGCATAACAATATGTCTTGACATTGGAGGGATGATTGAACGGTCACCTGAAGTTCCTCTCTTTGTCATGACCACAGGAGAACCACCAGTAACTCTTACCATATGATAACCAGTAGTGTCATCAATTGCCCAATCCAATACATCTCCAGGTCCAATATTAGCAACGTGTGCAGCACTTCCAGTTAAAGCACTTGTACCATTTTCATAGAAAG